TAAACGGTACAATTCTCCGCATACAACCCTTTGAATCCCTGATTGTACGATAAGTTTAGCACATTCAAAACATGGGGACAGAGTAGTGTACAATGTCGCTCCTTCGGAACTACTAGTACCTTTTGCGAGTTTAGTTATTGCATTAGACTCAGCGTGAATAACTTCTCTTTTAGTGTTCCCATCTAGATCCTCACACTCATTATCATGTCCGGTAGGTGTTCCGTTGTAACCGTCAGATATAATTTGGTTACTTTTCACTATCAAACACCCAACCTTCATTCTCTTGGCTCTGGATAATTGAGCCCAATTTTTTGCCATTTTCAGATACGTAGAGTCTAAGGTTAGTTGTGAAGCCATGATACTCTATTAAAGAATAAAGAGGGCTAAAAAGCCCCCTTAAAGTAGTTAAATATGTGAAGGCTGAAAAGGTGTTATTTCTCTCCGTGAGCTTCTGCGGCTTTCTTGGAGGCTTTTTTGGATGCTGGTTTAGCACCTTTGGTTACTTTGTTCAACAGATCTCTAGCGGCCTGATTTAGGGGGTTTCCGTTGGAGTCGTACCTAGGTTGTTCTTTCTTCTTGGATCCAAACTTAGCATTTAGAGCGGCATCATGCTCTTTCTCTTTTTTTGTGCGAGCTTCTACGAGGAATGAGACAACGTCACAGAGGTTTTGTACTGCTTCCTCTAGGGTATGAATCCTATCATCGGTAGGCTCCGGATCTTCTATATTTCTGTGGTCCTTTAGTGTTTTTGGCATAACCCACTTGTTAGCAATGTTAGAAGGAAGGCCAAAGTTATCCATACCAGCTGAGGCTGGGTCTTTCTCTGCTTCGTGGCTAAAGGTGTCATTGGAAGGTCCTGCGTTAGAAGCCTCCTTGGCATTTTCCTGATTACCAGTTACGGTACCAGATCCTTTACCTTGGTTCTCTTGGCTATCGGAGCCAGCTCCTTTTTTAGTTGGAACATTCCACTTATTACCATTACCGAGTTTGACGTCACCTCCGGAGAGGTGAGGGAGCATTGCATTAGCTTCTACAATGGAGTCTACAAAATTTTGAGAAACATCTTTCATTTTTTTATTACCTGTCTTATATACAGAACTTACTCAGAGAGGAAACATCTTTATTTTGTTTCCTAAATACTACAGTGGAACAAGAATTTTTTGATAACCTTGACAAAGACCCGATTATTGGGATTTTTGGAGATACTATTTTCCCTAACAGGTCTTTAGGGGAGGGTATTAGAGAAAAAGCAAAAGTAATTATGGAGGTTAAATCTCTCCTGTCTAAACTAAAACCGAAAAAAGTATATGTTATACCCCATAAAGGGATCAATTTAACAATTTTAACAATCTTACGATGCTTAGACATTCCGTATACAATAGTGAACCCTTATAAGGGTTATTTCAACAATATAGTTCCCAGAGATAAAGTAAAAGTATTACTTGGAATGGAGAATAGCTCTGCTGTTGTTACTATGGGAAAACCTCCTAAACACATAAAGGATTCCGTAAAATCCTTATCTGAAACTGAAGATTTTATTATTGACCGTTCGGATCTTATCATTACGATTACAAGTATGAAACCAAGTCCAATACAAGAGAAACTAAACAATAAATTGCCCGACTCCGGCAAAAACGTTATTTTTATCAAGTATTAGTATTTTTTCATTATTCCACATACAATGGAAGACTATCTTTGAACAGTTCTTGGAAAGCCTCCCTATTCTCATACCAGGACTCCTTTCCCTTAATCTCTCCTTTGGAATAATGTATAATGTCTAAGGGGATGACTCTGTTCCTAAAACCTTTCAAATGTGCCTGTGCGGTATAAAAAATATCGTAAAAATCCCAATCGCCTGTGAATGTTTTAGGTTTCTTTAGCTGAATTGTGTTAACAGTTCTCCCCTTTGCCGCGAGAAATAAACCATCCATAACTGATACATCCCCTAAGGGGCCGAAATAGGTTTGATAAATCTCTTTCTTTTTGTCTCCGTGATATACGCTTCCCGCTAAAGAATTCATATGGTTTGTTGGAGACTCTCCTTCCCACCATACACAGGACTCTCTCAGAAATCTTGTGCCTGCAACTCCAACAAACCCAGATTTTGGATCCTCTAAGTTCTTTTCAATAAAAAGGTTAAAATCCTTTGCATTTGTTAGGATTTCAATATCGTCATGGCAAAAAATGACTAAATCATCTTTACCTATATTTTCTTGTTTAGAACCCGTAGAAAAAGCTTCAAAGATACTTTCAAATCCTACTAAAGGAACAACTTTCCATTCGGCTAGTTCAAAAAAATCTAGAAGGGTCGTTTTTAGTTTATTTTCTTTTGTTGGAATAAAAGCTATTTTTTTCATTTTCTATATACTATGCAAACTATTATAGGTTGTTTTTATGGTATCTAAGAGAGAAGAAATTTTGGAAGAGCTTCGGAAATGCTCCGAAGATCCTGTGTATTTCATTAGACACTATGTAAACATTGAGCATCCTATTAAAGGCATCGTACCTTTTGATTTATACAGATTTCAGGAAAATATTATTTCCGAGGTAGAAGGTAACAGGTTCAACATTATTAGGAAGTTCAGGCAGGCGGGAATTACTACTATCTGTGCGGCATATTCGTTGTGGGCAATTATCTTCAAAAATAACCACAATGTTATGGTAGTTTCAATTGGCGATAGAGAGTCTACCGCATTTCTTAGGAGGGTAGTTCTTATGTATGATGATCTTCCTGTTTGGCTAAAACCTAAAATAACAGAGAAGAACAAGCATGCACTGTATTTGAGTACTGGTAGTAGGGTAAGAGCTCAGCCCGCTGGTGCAGGTCGTGGTGAGTCTGTTTCTCACCTGATCGTTGACGAAGCTGCCTTCGTCGATAATATGCGAGAGTTTTGGGCTGCTGTGTATCCTACGATCTCAACTGGTGGTAAGGCTACTCTAATCTCTACGGTAAATGGAATGTCTAATCTTTATTACGAATTGTACAGAGACGCCGAGCTAAAAATAAACGCATTCAATGTTGTGGATCTCCATTGGAGAGAGCATCCAGAGTATACAGAGGAGTGGGCAAAGGAGAATAGACCTATCATTGGAGAGCGTATGTGGGCTCAGGAGTACGAGTGTGAGTTTCTTGGAACTGGGGATACTTTCATAGACGGGAACACCTTGAAGAAACTACACGGTAATAGATGCTCAGACTACTCAACTCGGCATTCTGGCAAGCTGCGTGTATTTGTTGAACCAGATCCTTACCATGAATATGTTTTAAGTGTAGACACTTCATTTGGAAGGGAGAGAGATTTTTCTGCATTTCAAATTATAAATTTATACAATGGTGAGCAAGCAGCAGAATTTTACTCCAATACAACCCCGGTTTCAGAATTTGCTAAGATTATAAAAGCTGAAGGAGATCACTACAATACAGCACATCTTGTGGTTGAGAGAAACGGCTTAGGTATTGCACTTATTCAGGAATTATTTGAAATTCTAGAATATGAAAATATGTGGATGGACGATAAAGGCGAGTTTGGTATTCAAATTACCACAAAAACTCGGGAAGTTGTCTTATCGGCCCTAGAAGAAGCTCTTCGAGCTTCTAAGTTTAAAATTAACTCTGAAAGAACTATAGACGAATTGATGACCTTTATTGTGACTGATACTGGAAAAGTGGAAGCAGACGTGGGGTATCACGATGACTTAGTAATGAGTCTTGCTTTAGCCGCATCAATTTTAGAACAATTAAAAGATAATGCTCCTATTATTCCTATAGGGACTAAAGATTTAGATAGTAATAATATTGAACAATTCAAGACTCCAATACACGTATCTAATAATGATAATGACACCGAGGACATACAATGGGTGATAAAAGACTAGACGAAGAAAATTTAAACGAATCTTACACTGAATTCACACAATTCAAGGCTGGATATGGAGCCACCGGAAGGGGAGCTCTAGCTGGCTTTTTTGGTAAATTCTTTTCAAGGAGAGGTCGTAAACATTCAAAAGGGGGGAGGCTATCAGGTGATGCAGCTACAACCTCAGATACTTTTGAGGGTGTTCCCGGTATTGGGGTATCGAGGGGTCTTCCAAAGCTACCACAGGTAGAGTACGAACGAAAACGCCGATATAAGGAATACGAGGACATGGATGAGTATCCAGAAATTGGAGCCGCGTTAGACATTTATTCGGACGATTCAACCCAAAAGAATATTGTTGGAGACATCTTTGATGTACGCACGGACAACGAACAACTCAAAACTGTTGTTGAAGATTTTATCGAAAACTCTAAACTAAAAGAGTTTATTTGGGACATTGTCCGAAATGTAGCCAAATATGGCGATTGCTTTATTGAAAATATTGTTGACTTGAGTAATCAAGATGCAGGGATTCAGAGAATTAAAATTCTAAATCCTAATTATGTTTCTAGGGTTGAAAACAAGTACGGGTATCTTCAAAACTTCTTACAGGAGGTTCCAGAAGCTAAAAGTTCCTTCCTTCCAGACCCGAGTCAGGGTATGGGACAAGGCACGGGAAAATACATCCATCTCGATAAGGAGCAAATTGTTCATTTTAGAACTCATACTTCCGACCCAAATTATTACCCGTACGGAAAATCAATTCTTGCTGCGGGTGTTAGAGCATGGAAATCCTTGAAATTGATGGAGGATGCTATGCTAATCTACAGATTAGCACGTGCACCAGAAAGACGGGTATTTTACGTTGATGTTGGAAACATGCCTACTTCCAAAGTAGAAATGTACATGGAACGTCTTAAGCAGAAGTTTAAGAAAGAAAAGTTCTGGGACAATGCAACTGGCAATATTAGTGAGCGTTATAACCCACTTTCCACAGACGAAGATTTTTTCGTCCCTACTAGACCTAAAGGGTCTACCAAAATTGAAACACTTCCAGGAGCTCAAAATCTTGGGGAGACCGATGACGTCAAGTACTTCAGAGATAAACTACTTGCAGCCCTTAAAGTACCGAAAGATTATATTGTAGAAAAAGATAAGTCTCCGGAGAGAAAAGCAAACCTGTCTCAGTTAGACATTAAATTTGCACGGGCAGTAACCAGATTACAGAGAGAGGTTGAAATCGGGCTTACCAATCTAATCAAAAGGCATTTGACACTTCGTCAGATTCCAATAGCTAGGATGAAAGGTTTAGACATCTCCTTATGTCCTCCGTCCGATATGTTTGAGAAACGTCGTTTGGAGCTAGACGAACAAAAAACCCGGGTAGTTCAAGCTGTTAAGGGCTTAGAACTATTCCCTAATGAATGGCTTTATAAAACATACTTTCAAATGTCTGATGATGAGATTAAGTCCACGTCGGAAAAAATGAAAGCTCAATTAGAAGAGCAGGCTGAAATGATGGCAGCTATGCAACCCGATCCTATGATGGGAGGGGGTATGCCTCCTGCTATGGAAGGAGGAGGAACTCCTGAAGGCGAAGATATTCCCCCGGAGGAGGAGCCTGTTTAAATTTCTCATATAAAATATGAAAACATCCGCGTATATAAACTAGGAAAATAACCATGAATTTCGAAAACAGAAACAAGGACCTAACTAACATCCACAAGGCAGCTGATTACCTCAGCCGTTCTTTGAGAGAGAACTTGAAGGTTTTCTCTGTGGATTCTGCAAATAACAAAGTAACCTTTCTCTCTGAGAGTAGTAAGGCAATTCACTGCGATTACGAAATCTCCAAAGGGTCCGCTATCTTAACTAACTTTAGTACTGAATCCTTAGAGTCTATGCTTTCAGAGCAAAAAATTGATTCTTCTATCTCAAGTACAATTGAAGATTTTGTAAAGTCTCTAAAGGAAAATAGGTACGATGTCGCAGATACATCTTTTGATGACGTTATTAGTCTTTTTGAAAGTCGTAGCAACTTAGGTAATCTAAAATCTAGAGTTGACAAGAGTATGGATTTCTTCGGAGAAAAAACTAAGATTATTGAAACTGAAGAATTTAGTAAGATTGAGCAGATCAAAGATATTCTCGTATCTTACATTTCAGAGAATAAAGAGAGAATTCTTGGAAATAAAGAAATCTCCAACTCCCTAAGAATTGCAAGTGCTTTGAAACTCGCATTCAACGCTACACCTGCTACGTATGAGGACCTAACAGAAGGTTTTAGATTTTCTGTTGATCTTTGTGAGAAAAATTCCTTGTACGAGATGATTTGCAAGCAAGAGTTGGTTCGTCAGGAACTCTTGGAAGCGAAAGAGGATTTTGCCAATACTTGGATTTCCAATGACGCAATTCAAAGTCTCACGTCTTGCATTTACTCTAAGGACGAAGCTTTGAAAGACTCTCTCAAAAACATTATTGAAGAGGTCCCATATTTTGCTTTTGCAACTAAGGCTGATCTTAACGAAGTATTCACTTCCGTTTTCGAAGTAAACTCTACAGATGTTGTTACTAAGAAAGAAATCAAAGAGTTCGTAAAAAAATTATACGAATGGAAGAAGCCTGCTAAACAAGAAATTACAAACCTCTTAGATGAGAAGTATGGTATCAATGTTACTAACTTGAAGTTCATCCCAACGTTTAGCAATCTAGCCAAAACGCAATCGGTAATGTTTGAAGTTTTGTCTATGTTGACAGAAGACAATAGCCTTATCCAAGACATCTCTAGAGGGTTCTCTAAATTTGTTTCTAAAAAGGGTGGTGTAGAAACTTTGACTCTGAATGATTTTATTATTGAATTATTTGAAGAGGCTATACAGGAACCCCTCAAGGAGAACCTTTTGATGAACTACGTAGACATGCCTAGGCTCTCTCGAGACATTTCGGCACTAAAGACACTCATCGTAGGAGATGATGCTCCTATGGGCGGGGAAATGGGCGGAGAAGAGATGCCCGAGGAAGAAGTCCCAGAAGAAGAGGTTCCAGAAGGAGAAATGGAAGGAGATGACCCAGAGGGAGAAGTTCCGGAAGAGGAAATGGAAGGAGAGGTCCCGGAAGAGGAAATGGCCGGGGAAGAGATTCCTGAGGAAGACGGGGGTGAGGAAGTTCCAGTACAAGGTGGAAACATGCCAGTCGGCGATGATTCTGGCGGAGATATCCCTATGGATGCAGGGGAAGAAGGAGGAGGGGGTGCCGAAGGAGGATCTCAGCTTGCAGCTGACCTCAACGCACTCGTGAAAAGCCTCGGTCTCGGAGGAGGAGGAGGAGAAGAGGGTCTAGAGGACGATGACGAAGATGACCAGTACGAGGCCTAATC